TGAGTCAGTTAATCGTGGTGCTGATGGTCAGCAATCGTACGCCTATCTCGGAGCGCAAAATACGGTCGGCGTTGGCGCAACTATTCCGGTGGCCTATGGCAAGGTGCTGATTGGTTCGCACGTCATTTCAGCAGACGTTGATGTTGCTGATGAATCTGACCCGCTCAAAACAGCAACAAGAACACCAGGAGCAGATACAGTCACAGTTCAAGGCAATAAACTTGAGTTCGGCAAACTTAGAGATGACATGTCAACTTGGAATAGCGTGCATTTCTTGAGAGATCGATCAAACCCTGCTCTTGATAGATTTACCGACCCAAAAAAAGACGACGAGCTAACTGCTGCCAACACTTTTCATCTTGAGTTTGGGAATGGCTTAGCATTTGATCCTAATCACTATTTTGTTTTTCTTGAAGTAAACAAGTTGTTTGAACTTGTAGGCGAAACAAAAACCGATGGATTTATTAGCTATCAGATTGAGTCAAGACGCCTAGACACTGACAATATTCATGCCAGAATAGGCGGCACAATACAAGGTCTTACAACAGAGCCTTATCGTTGGTTTCACAAGTTTGACCCAAACAAAGGCTCGAACATTGATTTCTACAACCTTGATATAAAAATCCTGGACGCATCAGTTGCTTCGACAGTGACATTTGTTATCCGTCACGGTTTCGCCCCTAGCTTTTCTTAGTCATGGCACTTAATTCAACCTCTACCGTCCGACTAATTGACTTGTTATGCGAAGGTCCGATCGAGGGCTTTGATGACATTAATCAACAGATATTTTTAGACGAAACGCCTTTGTTTACTGGCAATGATGCTAACTTCCCGACAGAGGATGTCGATGTTGACTATCGCCTTGGTGGCCGCAGACAGACGCGATTGCTCCAAGCAGGCAATGCAACAACTACGATTACAGGTGTTGCCGTTGAAGTTGGACAAAATTATTCAGAAACAGTCAACGCTGGCGATGAAGTAACTGCTAGGGATTACGGATCTGGAACTGCTATTCGACAAATTAATGATTCAGAAGTTGAATCGGTACAACTGCTATTTACAATCCCGCGTTTGTTTTCTTCTGCTGTTGAAGGTTTAGCAAAAGGGCAACCTTTTAATGGCAGGATTAGGATTCGTGTTTCAGTTCAACGCCAAGGATCTTCTTACGTCAAAAAATTTGATAAGACAATTACAGGCGTTGCTTTAACTGATTATCAGATCAAAACGCCTGTTATCGAGTTGCCTCGTGACGCCAAAGGTGAAGGTTATCCTTGGAACATTAAAGTCGAAAAAGTAAACCTTAAAGAAGATCACTTTGAAGTTAAGTTTGCTGATTTTGAAGAAGTCCCGAAAAACAAACCGCTTTCAAATGGCCGAGCTAATCAGTTGATCTGGTCGTCAATTATTGAGCGGCAAGAAATTCGCAGCGCCTACCCATATACTGCTTGCGTCGGCCTTAGTCTGAATACACGGCAGTTTGGCAACCTGCCAAATCGCGCTTACTTAATAAAAGGACGATTAGTACAAATTCCGCACAATGCTGCGGTGCGCAATGACGGCAGTCTTGACTTGACTCAAGGGGTCACATTTAACGGCAGCACTCGTTTGTCGTGGACGACCTGCCCGGTTTGCATATTTGCGGACATGGTGCTGAATGATCGCTACGGCTGTGGTGATTTTGTTGACACATCAAACATCAGCTACACCGATCTTTATCCATTAATTCAGTACGCCAATCAGTTGGTCACGAACCAAGACGGCTCATCAGAAGCGCGTTTTGCTTGCAACATTCTTATTGGTGATCGCGCAGCGGCTTACAACGTGCTGCAGGATCTGGCCTCAGTGTTCCGGGGCATGTCCTACTGGAGCAGCAACACTGTCCAGCTATCCGCTGACCACGGCAACCTTGACGGCTCTGTTGTTGACCCGGTTCATCTTTATACGAACAGCAATGTAATTGGTGGCGCTTTTAATTACACCGGCTCATCACTTAAAACCCGCAGCACCAGCATCAGGGTCAGGTATAACGACCCAGACAACTTTTATAAGCCGAACTTTATTGTTGTTGAAGACGCGGCGCTAATTACTAAATACGGCTATCAAACCCGCGAGGTTGTCGCTTTTGGTTGCACATCACGCAATCAGGCGTACCGCCTTGGTCGCTGGATGATGGCATCGGAAGAACTAGACGGCGAGACCGTCACGTTTTCAACTGGTTTGCAAGGCGCAATCGTTTTCCCTGGTCAGGTTTTTGCTGTTGCTGATGAGATGCGGCAAGGCGCACGCATCGCTGGTCGCTGCAGTGCAGCCACAACAACAACGTTGACCGCTGATATCACAGTGACGTTGCCCGGTGGTGCAAGTCACACGCTGACGGCAACGATGCCTGACGGCACTATTGAAACTAAAACGATCAGCGGCGTTGTAGGTGCTGTTATTACGGTTTCGTCTGCATTTAGTGCAGCACCACTGGCGCAGTCAGTGTGGTCGATCCAGTCTTCAACAGTTGTTCATCAAAAGTTCCGTTGCATCTCAGTGGCAGATGGAGGCGATGGCACATTTGCGATTGTTGGTGTTCAGCACAACGACAGCATTTACAACACGGCTGATAACGCTGATGCACTGGAGTATCAATCGGTCACGACGTTCGACAAAATCCCGACAGCGCCAAGCGGTTTAACGTTTGAGACAAAAGAAGTTCGCCGCAACAACAACGTTGTTAACGACGTATTTCTGGGCTTTAGGCGTGACAATGACGGGAACATAAGCGGCTACGAAATCCGCTACAAGGTCGGCAACGCTAACTACAAAACAGTTCGGCAAACGACAAATGAACTGAAAGTTGAAGGCGTTAAGCCTGGCACAACCGTCACGTTCCAAATTCGATCGATCGGTCGCGATGGCACGTTTAAGCATTCTGCGTGGGTATCTGGTTCATTTGTTGTACCGAAAGAGGATCAAAGTTCTGGCGGAGAAGGGGGCAAAGTAATTATTCAACTACCACCTGATCCGTTGAGCGTTCAGTTGGAACCGCACCGCTCAAATCAAGTAATGGTGACTTGGTCTGTGCCAAAAGACGGGCTTGGTGCAACCAGCGACAGGCTGAACGCTGAAATCCGCCATAGCTCAAAAACTGACGGCTCTGGCACCTGGCCGAACAGCTCGTTGTTGACTGTTGTCAAAGCCAACACGTTCTACGCGATCCTGCCGGAGCTGTCGGGTGAATACCTTGTCCGATTTGTTGACGATCAAAACAAGAAAAGCTCTGCGGTTCGATCGGTCGTTCATACGCTGACGGATGCACAACCGCGCCTGTTGATTCTTGAGGATCGTGAAGACAGCGATTCACCAGAGTTCCAGGGGCAGAAAAACGACACGTTCTATTCAGAGGAATATGACGCCTTGGTGATTGATGGCAACCAGACCATCGACGACATTCTTGACATCGATGCCTTAAATAGCTTCGACTTCCTCGGCACTCGGAAAAGCGAAGGCGAGTATTTTTTCGCCAATACGTTGGACCTAGGTGCTCAGTTTGACATTGAGTTCAGCCGTCATCTGGTGATGCGCGGCACGTATCCGGCTGATGACATTGATGAGCGAACAGTCAACATCGACACTTGGAGCGACTTCGATGGCTTAGAGGCTGACGACGTAAACGCTGAGGTCTATCTGCGAGCTTCTACTACTGGCATTGCAGCAGAGGACGAGCTATTAGAAAACGGCGACAAGCTGCTTTTAGAAGACGCCGCCAAGCAAGAGCTAGAAAGCAATTTGGTATTTGGTGATTGGATACCGCTTAGAAACGGGCACTTTCAGGGTCGGTTGTTTCAGTTCAAATGTGAGCTAAGCAGCGACCACGTCGATCAAACGCCGTTGTTGGATGAGCTTGGCTTTACGGCCAAGATGCCGTTAAGGACAGAAACCAGTTCTGTCGTTGCATCTGGCACAGCATCTGGTGGCAAGGCTGTGACGTTTACCAATGCGTTTTTCCAGGATGGCGTTTTTTACAACACGCCGCCAAGCATTGGCATCACGGCTTTCAATCTTGCGTCAGGCGATTACTATGAAGTCACTTCGATCTCTCGGACTGGTTTCACAGTTGTGTTTAAGAGGGGCAGTGACAATGCCGTTGTTGATCGCAACTTCCAGTTCCAAGCGGTCGGTTACGGCTCTGAGCGTTCCTAAAAATGGCAACACACGACTACATCATCAGCAACGCATCTGGTGCTGCTGTACGTGCTGACCTTAACAACGCGCTGGCCGCAATCGTCAGCAATAACAGCAACGCAAGCAGTCCATCAACAACTTACGCGTACCAATGGTGGGCTGATACAACAACTGGTCAGCTCAAACTAAGGAACTCAGCGAACAACGCTTGGATCACAATTTTCGAGCTTGACGGCACGATGCTGATGGAGGACGGCAGTGCCGCCGCTCCTGGCCTTGCATTTGCGTCTGACACCAACACAGGAATCCTGCGCCCTGGTGCAGATTCAATCGCCTTTGCAACTGGTGGTAACTCTCGCGTTGTCATTAGCTCAACTGGTGCGGTCACGATTGAAGACGATGACCTAAGCGTTCAAGGCGTCACTGTTGGCCTTGGTGCGGGTGACGTTGCGACGAATACAGTTGTTGGCAACAACGCGCTGGATGCAAATACAACAGGCGCAAATAATACGGCGATCGGGGATGAAGCACTAACTGCAAATACTTCTGGAGATAGCAATACTGCAGTTGGGCAAGATGCTCTTAGTGCAAACACTGGATCAAACAACAGCACCGCAGTCGGTCGCAATGCGTTGAAAGTAAATACAGGCGCAAAAAACACTGCACTCGGTGCACAAGCACTTGACTCAAACACTTCAGCAGAAAACAACGTTGCTGTTGGTTATGCAGCAATGGATCAAAACACCACTGGGGATCAAAATACAGCGGTGGGGGCTAATGCGTTAGATGCTAATACTACTGGAAGATTAAATACTGCTATTGGCACAGATTCTTTAACTTCAAATACTACGGCTGATAATAACACTGCTTCTGGACAAGGATCATTACAAGCTAACACAACTGGAGCTGCAAATACTGCTGTAGGTAGAGCTTCTTTGAATGCTAATACAACAGCAAGTAACAATACGGCAATAGGTTATTTTTCTTTATTAAGTAACACCACTGGGGCAAACAACGTAGCTTTAGGTTCATTAGCACTTGATGCAAATACTACCGCTAGTAGCAACACCGCTATTGGTCATAATGCTCTTACCGATTGCACTACAGGAGCCGAAAACACAGCGTTAGGCAGCAATGCTTTGGCAAACTTAACGACTGGAACGCATAATATTGCAATCGGTTATGTTGCTTTAGACACAGTAACTACAGGAGACAATAACGTAGCAGTTGGTAATGAAGCTCTGCAAAAGACTACGACGGCTAGTGATAATACGGCTGTCGGCTTTCAAGCTTTAGAAGAAAATACCACTGGTGCTGACAACACAGCGGTAGGCGCTCTTGCATTAGATGCATGTACAACAGGACATTCAAATGTAGCAATTGGTAGAGGAGCCGCAAGCTCACTAATTACTTCAAACAGTGTCACCGCTGTTGGATTTGAGGCAGCATTAAATAATACTGAATCTGACACTACTGCTTTTGGACACAGGGCATTAGCTAGCAATACTACGGGCAACGATAACGTTGCCCTAGGTCGTAAAGCGTTAGAAGCTCAAACAACAGGCGATGATAACACTGCGGTTGGAAACCTGTCGATGCTAGCATCAACTACAGCTGCTTCCAATACTTGCGTTGGTTATCAATCAGGAAGGCGGATGACATCCGCTCAACGCAATACTTTGGTTGGTGTTCAGTGTGGCGAGGATATTACAGATGCTGTTAACAACACTGCTATTGGTGCTGATGCCCTAAAAGAATGCACAACAGGCGATGATAATACTTCTCTTGGTAGAGAAGCTAATCAAAACCTTACGACTGGCGGTAACAACGTAGGCGTTGGTCAAGAAGCTATGAAGTTTGCCACTACTTCATCGAGCAGTGCTTGCGTTGGACACAATGCTGGCTATGGACTTACGACTGGCGATAATAACACTTTTATAGGCGCTTCAGCAGGCCACAACGTTACCTCAGGCCAAGGTAATACAATCGTTGGGTTTAACATCGAAGGACATTCTTCAACCGTTAACAACTCAATTGTTCTTGGCAAAAATATCGCTGGTGCTGGTGGCAGTGGTTACTTTACTTTTGGAACTGAAAGTTCCTCTGATAGGGTTTTCAACCAATTTACTGCTAATGCGTCTTGGACTCGTGCATCTGATGAACGGTTCAAAAAAGACATTCAAACTAATACTGATTTAGGGCTTTCATTTATTAACGATCTCCGAACAGTAACTTACAAGTGGAAAGCACGTTCAGAGCTAGACGTTAACTTATCTGATTACAACGCAACTAAGACTGAGGCTAGTTATACCAGCAAGATGTACGGCTTCATCGCTCAAGAAGTAAAGCAAGCCCTAGATGATCACAACGTCACTGATTTTGCTGGCTGGAGCGTCACCGATGAAGCTGATGCAATCCAAGGCATTAGTTACGAGATGTTTGTGATGCCGCTGGTAAAAGCGGTGCAGGAATTATCTGCAGAAAATACTGCGCTCAAGGCTAGACTTGATGCTGCAGGCATCTGACCCCCACTTCTTACAAAACAATGTCCGAAGAAACTCTGACCGCTGCAGAAATTGCCCAGCACTATTCTGCAGCTTTGGATTCTGTCACTATCATCACTGACTTAATGGCACTTAGCGCCCGCGACGATGATCAGACAGCAACAGTTGCTCGCAACGTCGAACACCTGCAGTTGATGGTTGCCAAGACCTACTGGACAACAGAAGATCTTGCTCCTTTGAACGCAGCAATCACCGCCGGACAGGCTTAAATAAATGGCTGATCGCAAAATCTCAGCTCTGACTGAGCTAACTGCACCTGCGTCTGGGGATCTTTTCCCAGTCGTAGATATCTCAGAGGCTGACAACGCCGACAAGAACAAAAAAATCACCTACGGAACATTGTTCCGCGCCTTGCCTGATGGCTCGGTTGGTGCTCCGTCAATCGGCTTTGCCAGCGATAACGCCACGTCTGGCATTTTTCGCACGGCGGCTAATGAGATTGCGATCACTAACAACTCAACGTTTAACGCCAAGTTCACAACCTCTGGTTTACAGG